AGCACATCTTTGGTTACATGGCATCAGACAAAATTCCGCACCTGACTCGCTTGGGTTGGGCGCGGAGTTTTGCAGAAATCGACAAAGGATTTGAGAAGTTGGCAGAGTTTGAACTCTCTGAACAGCCTCCCGAAAAGAACCGTTCGTTACCCTCGGCGGTTGGCGTAGTAGCTCTGCGGATTGAAAAATCCCCAGAGCGAAAGTCCACCCAAAGGGCCGCTTAACATGGACGCCAAATGGCAACACTCTCTTCCTACATCACGGAAGTGCAGCGACTATTGCATGACGCAAACGCTGTCTTCTGGTCTACCTCGGAATTAACGGACTACATAAACCAAGCCCGTGAACGAGTAGTTAGAGATACTGGTTGCCTCCGAACCTTACAAGTAACGTCAACGCCCATTTCCAACACTGGAGTTGTGGCTCTACCCTGGGCTAACGGGTTAGTCGTTACTGCTGGACAGTTTGTTTTTTCAAACGTGTTCATCTACCAAGTCATTACTGGTGGAACTCTAAACACTGACGCAGCCCCTTACCCATCATCGGGCAGCACTTTCCCTCCGTCAGGCACATTCACTAACGGCACAGCCACACTGCAATACTCTGGCCCTGCTGAAATCATTACCCTTGCGGCGCTACCTAACGGCATTCAGACGCTGGATGTTCTGAACGTCACTCTGTATTGGGGAAATAGCCGCATTCCTCTGCGCTACTTGCCGTGGAGTCAATTCAATTCTCAACTGCGCTACTGGCAAAACTATGTAGGCCGTCCTATTTGTTTCAGCACATACGGACAAGGGCAGTTGTACATTGCGCCTGTGCCAGATCAGTCCTACGCTATTGAGGTGGATACGGTCATCTTGCCAAGCTCACTAACGCTGACAAACCCAAGTGTGGTGGACATTATTGTTGACCCCTACACCACCCCTGTTGCTTTCTACGCAGCCTATAAAGCCAAGTACAAAGAGCAAAGCTACGGGGAGGCAGAAATCTACAAGCAAGAATACGCCAAGCATGTTCAGGCTGTTCTCAACTCAGTCTACACACGCCGAATCCCTAACCCTTACTCGTCCTTCTAATCATGGCAGCAGCAGAGCAAAAAAAATCATACGCTGTTGTCAAAGCCTTCAAGGGACTAAACACCAAGGCCAACCGCACGGCTATTGATACAGAAGAATTTGCATGGATTGAAAACGCCATGCCGATTGGCTCTGGCAACATCAAAATCATCCCTGCTCAGTCAACTGTCAAGGATTCTGGAAACGCTGCCGTATCGTTTGCAAACGTAGTGACGTATCTCACTTCAGCCAACCTGGGGCTGAGCGACTACATCATTGGTTTTGAAGACAACGGACGGGCGCAATATTTTAAGATTGATAGCGCCACTAAGGGCAACGTAGCCATAACAGGCACGTTTTCCAATACTGGCGTGACATCTGCACAGTACAAAAACGAGCGCATCATCATTGGTGACCCTAATAAGGGTCTTGCCTCATGGGATGGCAACAATGTTGTTCACATTGGCTCTGTCGGCATTATTGGCATCACAAACCCAGGTTCAGGGTATCTGACAGCTCCCAGCGTTACGATTAGCGCCCCCAACGAAACCGGCGGTGTCCAGGCTACTGCCGTATCCACCATCACGACAGGCGCTGGCGGTATCTCCAGCATCAACGTCACCGCTGGTGGCACAAGTTACACCGCTGTTCCCGGCGTGGTCATTGGCGCACCCAACGTAGCAGGCGGTCAGCAAGCTGTAGCCGTAGCCACTATCTCTGGCGGCCTTGTTGTAGCCATCACGGTGACAACTCCAGGCTCGGGATACACCACTGCGCCAGCCGTATCCTTTTCCTCCGGCGCTGCTGCTGCAACTGCGGTGGTGGAAACAGGACAGGTGAACACGATTACATTGAAAAACGCAGGTACAGGCTACACATCTCAGCCAACCGTGACTGTTTCAGCCCCTCCTAGCGGAACGACTGCCACTGCCGTAGCTCAGTACAACACCTTTTCTACAAGCACTTTGTCGGTGGTGGTGACTAACGGGGGGTCTGGTTATGGAGCATCTGGGTCTTTTAGCGTTTCTTTTGCTGGTGGCTCTGGTGGTTCTGGGGCCGCTGGTACTGCTATCGTTAGCGGTGGTGCTGTCGTTGCGGTAATCATGACCAACCCAGGCAGCGGATACACCGCAGCCCCGACAGTCAGCTTCTCGTCAGGTAGTGGAACAGGCGCAACCGGCACGGTGGTTCTGAACAGCGACACGATTGTGGACGTAGCCACGTTTTCAGGCCGTGTGTGGGTTGCGGCAGGGCGTACTGTCTATTACTCTGCCGCAGGGTCTTACAGCGACTTTACAGGCGTTTCAGCAGGGTCTTTTACCATCTCTGACTCGACCCTGCACGGCAACATTCAAGGCTTGCTGTCTGCCAACAACTTTCTGTACATCTTTGGCGATGACAGCATCAACGTATTCTCTGACTTGCGGGTGTCAACAACGGGTGCAACCCTGTTTACCAACACCAACGTCAGCGCCAGCATAGGTACAAAACGGGCTTTTGCCATATTCCCGTACTTCCGTTCTGTCCTGTTTATGAATGACTATGGTATGTACGCCCTGGTGGGGTCTACAACCAGCAAAATCTCTGACCAGCTTGACGGCATATTTCCGTACATAGATTTCACTTTGCCCATTACGGGCGGTCAGGTCTTGCTCAACAGCATCTTGTGTGCAGCCTTCTCGTTTACTTACAACGACCCGTCTGTTGGCGCACGGCAGATTCAGTGCGTGTTTTTTGACAAGAAATGGTTTGTTACCAGCCAGGGAAATATTAATTACGTCACTTCTGTTCCTGTTGGCGGCGTGATTACTCTGTACGGGGTGGACGGAAAAGACCTGTACAAGATGTATGCAAGCTCTACGGCGGCGGTCAACAGCATGATTAAGACCGCGCTGATGCCTATGGGTGACCCGATACGGACTAAGCAAGCCTTGAAGTTTGGTATTGAGGCAACCTTGACACAACCAGCCTCATTTAACGTCACGGTAGACAGTGAATCTGGTTCCAGTCCTGTATATACGCTCAACAACAATGTTACATGGGTCAACATTGTTGGAACAGTGATTCCGTGGGTAAATAATTCCAGCGCAACTATTGCTTGGACAACTGCCTCGGGATATGCTCTGTACAAGTCAGATGCTCAGCAATACGGCAAGTATTTGGGGCTGACAATGACATCTTCCGACCCCGCGTTTGTGGTCAACACAATCGAATTTGAACATGAATTACGAGTGAGGTTCTAACATGACCGTTCCATATACCTTTGCAACCGCAACATCTGCAATTCCCCTGTCTCAGCTAGACAGTAACTTTGCTACTGCCATCACACTCGGCAGTACAGCTTTGTATCTGGGAAACACCACCACCATTATTGCCGGTCTGACGCTGACAAGCCCAACGCTGACAACTCCAGCTTTAGGAACACCCGCTTCCGGAGTATTGACTAACTGCACAGGATTACCGGCTGGAAGTATTACGGGTACTCTGGGCGTGGCTAACGGCGGTACAGGTGTTACAACCTCTACGGGCACAGGCAATGTGGTGTTGTCTACATCTCCCACTCTGGTCACACCCGTACTTGGCACTCCAACATCTGTCACCCTGACAAACGGCACAGGTCTGCCTCTTTCCACCGGCGTAACTGGGACGCTTGCAACAACCAACGGTGGTACAGGCTTAACCTCCTTCACAGCTAACGGTGTTGTCTACGCATCATCTACAAGTGCGCTTACTACTGGGTCTGCGCTGACGTTTGATGGGACAACAAGTTTGTCGCTCAGGCAAAATACAGGCGGCATAGGAAACTACAGCGAGTTTGTGCTAGACATTGCCAACAGCTTCAGCGGCACAGGCAAGTCTTATCTTCGCAATATTTCACTTAATGGAGGAAACAGCAGTACTGCTCTTGCTTTTGGTGTTAATGCTGATGGTGGCGGTGTTCCTTCCGAACAAATGCGCCTAACCAGCACAGGTCTGCCTCT